GATGCAGGGCGCGTTCTTCTTGGCCTGCTCGAACATGTCGCGCATGCGGGAAGCACCCACGCCGACGAACATCTCAACGAAGTCCGAGCCCGACGTCGTGAAGAACGGGACCCCGGCCTCGCCGGCGATGGCCCGCGCAAGGAGGGTCTTGCCGGTGCCCGGGGGCCCGACCAGGAGGACGCCCCGCGGGATACGCGCGCCCATGCGCTGGAACTTCTTCGGATCCTTGAGAAAGTCGACGATCTCCGTGAGGTCGGCCTTAGCGTCGTCTACGCCCGCAACGTCCTTGAACGTAACGCCGCCGGCGCTGTCCTGGTTCAGCAGCTTCGCCTTGGACTTGCCGAAACCACCGATCCCGCTGCCCCCGGGCATGCTCCTCCTTACCAGAAAGAACCAAACGCCCAAAAACAACACGAGGGGAATCGCGTTGAGGAGGAGCGTCATACCCACGCTGTCGTGCACGGGCGGAACCGCGGAGACCTCGACCTTCTGAGCCTCGAGCCTCAGCGCCATGCCGGGGTCGTCGGGAGCGTACAGGGTGAACTCTCGGTTGTTCTCTTTGTAGTGCCCGGTCACGGTGTGGCCGGAGATCTCCACGTCATGAATCTTCCCGGTTCCGGCCTGCTGCAGGAAATTACTGTACGTTATCTCCGACGGCTTCTTTGCACCCTCATTGAAGAGGGCGCTAAGAGCCAGGTAGGACAGAAACAGGAAGACAAACGTCAGTATCACGTGCTTGATAGTCATGATCGATCTCTCCGTTCCATTAGACCCAATTGTACCACTACGGAGTGCCCGTGTCAACCCCTGCGCAGGTGTTTCGCGTGTATTCGACAACCCACGAAATTGTTATAAAAATTTTTGTTCTCGTTCAGTACGTCGTTCTCGATCTGCAGTCGAGCTTCGTGCCAGGAGGCCCATCCGCGACTGGCGCAATACACCAGGATCTCTCTCCGGAAGTTGGCCTCGCCGAGGTTCGCTACGTCCTGCTTGAGCTCGTCGCACGAGCCCCAGTAGCCCCGCCAGTCGGACTCGACACGGGAGCGCTTCTTCTTGCCCTTCACGGTGCGGGTCTTAGCCATGGACGCCAGCTTCTTTCCGATGTAGCGACGGCCCGAGAGCTTGTTGGTGATGAGGTACACGAACGCTACAGTCCCAACTGGGAGCTGCTCAACCTCGACGCCCTCGTGGAGCCACGGGCTCTCACTCATTGTCGTAGTTGAGCTTCTCCCTTATCGCGTTCAAGAAATCAAGGAGTTCAACAGTAGCTTCGAGCGGATAGAAGTCGGAAGTCTTCTTCACACCGTGCTTGTCCATCCAGTCCTCACAGAGCTTCCACAGCTCCCGCTGCTTCACACCCCTCGTCAGGTGCGGGCTGTGCCCGCAGGCCTCGTCCTGTTCAGTGCTCATCTTCCCTCTCCATCTCCTCGTCCTCCTCCAGCAGCTGCTCGACGCGCTCCGGGTATAGGTTGGCGTACGCTTCGTCGTACGCCTCGTCGGTCTCCCCGTAGAGGTGTCCCAGGTCGGCGCAGTCGGCGTCGACGAATATCGGTATCAGCGCCTCGTACAGCGCGCGGCGCAGGTCGTACGTCATCCCCTCGTCGTCCAGCTCCATCGCCGCCTCGGCGATCTCAGCGAACAGCCTCGCTCCCCCGTGCCAGCTCATAGTCAGCTCCCAAACATCGCGCACGCGTCGCCGTGGCAGGAGACCGCGGCCAGCGTATCTATCTCTACGTCCCTCCTCGTGCCCAGGGCACTTACCCAGTCCACCCCGACGAGGTGCTGCTGGATCTTCTCCCACCTATGAAGGGAGTAGACGTCCTTGAGACAGTACTCGGCCCGTTTGGTGTCCCCCTCAAAGTAGTTTGCGGAGAACTTCTTGAACCTACGGACCCAGTCCTTTTTAAGGAGGTTGTCGTGATCTTCCGAGAGGATCGTTAGATCCTCCCCGATCCCGGCGGCGGTGGCGCACGCTGTCCAGAGGTTCCCGAACGCATTCAGAGCCTCAACGACCAGGCCGGACCCAAAGATCCCGCCGATACCGTACTCCTTCACGATCTCGCGCGCGTCCATAACTTTCACGTTGGGGGCCTGGACGTAGTCCTTGTCCCCGGTCTGGGAGATGAACGTGATGCCTGCGAAGGAATCCCTGTTGTTGAACACGTACTCCGCCACCGCGTCCCAGTCGTCCACGACGATCGTGTTGGAGATGTTGTGGCGTACAGTGGGGTCGACGCACCTCTCCGGCACCGTGCCGGCAACGACCCAGTGCTTCTGGGCCAGCTTTATCATCTCTAGGTGCTTCACGCCCAAGAGATCGTCCTTGAAGATCGAACCCCTGCGGGCGATGATCGGGAACGACACCACGTAGTCCGTCCTGTTGGCCGACCACATCGATTCCTCGATCATGTACGGGTTGGTGCGCTTCAGAACCTTGGCGACCTCGGAGTCCTTGTTCATCTGTACGTTGCGTATGGTCATCGGCGCGTGCTCGCCGTGTATTCCCGAGGGGGTCATTAGGATTATCGACGCGGTGCCGGATGGTTTGCCGCACGTCAGTCGCGCCGCGGGCCTGATGCCGATGAGCTCCGCCACGAGCTCGTTGGTCTCCCGAACGATCTTAGCGCCGTGCTCAAGGGTCTCAGCGTCGAACAGTACCTTGGGGTTGTTCATCCACCCAGTCACGGAGACGCCGAGGAGGGCCTCGCGCTCGAAGATCTTCTTAGACACCGGCTGCAGGAACTTGAAATCGGTGTAGCCGGCCTGCAGGGTCGCGATGATGGAAGCCGCCCTACACGCTTGGTAGAACATCGACTGACTGGTGCACCGGCCGCCGTTGATCTCGGCCAGGTTGCATCCCTGCCACCCGGACTCCCCCTCGTGCTGGGGAAGGAACCCTATCTCCCCGCACGGGTTGGTGATGTGCTCGGGGGAGTCGACGAAGTAGAAACCGGGCTCGCCGTACTCCCGAATGTGACCCATGAGGTCCTGGAACTCCTCCCAGCCCACCTGGTCCCGGACGATGACGGCTGAGTTGTTGGAGCGCGCGCGCTGGGGGTTCTCGACCTGCCAGTTGCCGGTCTTGGCGCGGGCCATCTCCTCGTCGTCGGGGGAGAACAGACATATGGTGGCGGATCGCCTGACGCCCCCGGCTAGGACTGAGTCGGAGGCGTGCATGAATACGTCGTAGGTGTGTATCGGTCGCAGCTGGGCCTGCTTCGTCTTGATCACCTGACCAGTCATCAGGTACTCGATCCTGTCGAGAGCGACACGGAGAGGCTCGGGCCCCGGAGCGAGGAAGCCCCCGGATATGGGGGCGCCCTTCGGTCGTATTTGCGTTAGGTCGAAGTATACGCGGTGTCCCTCGTACTTGGGATGCACGCCGCCGCTCTCGAAGAACGACGACATCAGCGCGTCCAGTGCGGTCGCCCATCCCTCGATGCTGTCCTCGACCACGTGGATCTTCGGAGCCTTCGGGCGCTGATGGATGCTCGGGAGCTTTCCAACGTGGTGGCGCTGCACAGAGAAGCCGGCGCCGTCGCCGCACAGCAGGAGGTAGAAACCCTCGCCGAAGAACGCCGGCCTATCCGCGTACGAACCTACGCAGTTGTAGAGGCGGGCGTTGTGCTTCAGGAGCTGCTCCCCACCGAACTGCAGGGCCCTCTGGGAACCAAGGACGAGCTTGTCCCTGTAGGCCAACTGGGCCTCCTCCATGAGGTCGTTGAGCTGGCCGCCGTTCCCGTTCGCCAGGGGACGTCCGTACCGGTGGCGGTGCATGGCCATCACGCGCTCGACGGACTCGTCCCACGTTTCGTAGCGTCCCAGAGAATCGTCGAAGCGCGAATAAGAATCATAGAACTTGGCATCAGACAACAGCTGCTTCGCGTCGACGTAGTTCGTCATCGTTGTTCTTCTTTCTTGGGTAAATAAATTGTCCGTCGCGGACTGCGAATCCCACGGACCCTAACCTTGGTGGAGGTCAGCCCATGGATACTTACTACGTTTACGCCTATTGTCGTTCACACGACAGTAAGACGGCAAAGACGGGAACCCCTTACTATATTGGCAAGGGGAAGAATGGTCGTGCGTACTCCAAATATCATAAAGGTATTCCAGTACCAAAAGATACACGCTTCATCATCTTCATGGAAACAAACCTCTCCAATGTTGGAGCGCTAGCACTGGAAAGACGCTACATACGTTGGTGGGGTCGAAAAGACCAAAGAACCTGTATCCTACTAAACAGAACTGATGGCGGTGATGGTACAACCGGACCGATGTCTGAAAAACATAAAGCCTCTAAAAGAGGATCACGTGGTCCCATGTCAGAAGAATATAAAGTAGCACATCGAGGTCCACGCGGTCCCCAAAAAAATCCATCACCAACACGAAATAAACCAAGGGGACCTATGTCTGAAATGGGAAAAGAAAATCAACGTTTGGGTTGGATAAAACGAAAATCCAACAATCACTGAAGGAAATCGATGTGGGGACGCAGGGTCACCACGACAGGAAATGCATAGGCGACGTCGTCGAGGACGACGTCGATCTCGGTCGCGTCCCTGGGAACGTCTAAAACCCTCACCGAGGGCGGTATGGAATAGATCGTGTTCATGTCCTCGAGAAACAGCCGCGCGATCTCCGAGGGTTCCTTCGTGAGGTGCGCGGGATCGATGTCGTACCGACCTCGGAAGACCTCAGCGGTGCCCAAGTAGAGCACTATCTCGACGGTGCGCTGGTCGGTGATGGACATGCTCATTATTTAGGACTCCCCGAAACCCGTCCCGGGAACCACCCAGATGGACATCGACGCGCCCCTCTTATTCGGGGGGAGGTAGTAGACGACGCCGGCGCCGTCGTACCATGGATCGTTCGCCCTATAATAGAGGAAGCACCTCACCCAATCTCGCTCCATGCGTGCCAGCCGAGCTTACCCTGCTCCTTGAAAACATGGTCCCACTGGGACAGCCTCACCGGAACGATCGGCGAGGGCGGGCGCCCTCGAAGACGCAGGTACGTAAATCCCTCGGCCGTGTGATATACCAGCTTGGGACTGACGCTCGGGTGGAAGACCAGACCGGAGACCATTGGATCGCGCACCGGCATGATGCTGGCGTACCTCACGATCGCGGGCGCCGCGAGACCGACGAGGAACGTTCTACGGTCGAGGTTCATGCGAACTCCTTCTTTATGGAGAACGAAACGTGCTGGTAGTAGTCGCCGCGAAAATCCGCGCACGACGCCAGCTTATCGACGAGGTACTGCGTTCCTGGACAGGTGCCGCCGACCGTGCCGATCTGTGCACCGTCCTTCAGGATCCTAAAGTAAGAGGACCCGGAATGCACTAGGCTGTAGCCCTCGGAGACGGTGTCCACGGTATACTGGCACGTCTCTGTGTTGTAGACGACCTCAAACTTTATCACGCTCACCGAACGACCTCTATCTTCTGCTTACCCATCGGGGAGCACTCGATCGCCTTGAGGTCCTGTGTGAGCTCCTGAACCGAACGGTAGTCCAGGTATGCCTGGACCTGGTTCACCGCGGTCCCGGAATCGTCGACGACCTTCACGGGCACCCTCTGAAACTTGGTGTTCCCGGTCATATGGAGAGCGTGGATCGGTTCGAAGGGGATAGTGGGGAAGCACAGCCTCCCGCCGCGGACTACGGGGTACGCCTGGGATACGCAGTAGTTGTGACTGAACGGGAGGGGCGTGAACCGCAGACTCTTGGTGTAGACAACGTAGTTCAGCGCGCACTGGTCGATGCCGAACTCACACATCCCGTCGTTCCTCTCCAGCGCCTCCCTCATCGCACGGTGCCAGTACTCCCAGAACGGGTTGTCCGGCTCGGCGGCGACGAACCCCGCGTTCAGGAGGGGGAGGTTGGCGAGGCCGTCGGCGGAGCCCGGTCCAAAATATTTTTCCGTATCGAACCACTGGACGTCGATGACCTCCCGCGCGAACTTACCGTACGCGCAGATCCTCCCGGTCTCGGGGACGACCGCCAGGGTGTGTTTGGACGCCGCCCACACGAAGTCCTCGAGGGCCACGCAGTCCGTAAACCAGATGTCCGCGTCGACGTACACCAGGACGTCCGCGTCCCCCCGAAACCTAGGGAGGATGGGACGGACGAGGAGGGACAGGGAGGCGGGCGTGAGGGAGTCGTGGTAGGAGTCCCCGTAGAAGAGTCGGGGGTCGATGTCCCTGGTGGGAACGACGAAGACTCCCCGTTCCTCCGCCTCCCTCACCATGTGGGGGAGGAGACCGACGTCGAAGAGGACGACCTCGATGTTGTCGATCGGGCAGTGAGGGGTGCGCCTGTAAAGCAGCCCGAGGTGCTGCGTCCTCGCGGCTTCGATGGAGTTCAGCAGCCCATTGAAGAGGGGGAAGAACCGTCGGTCGGAGGCAGTGAATATCCGGAGTTTCATCAAACTTTACCCGTCAGGTACCAGATGACGGCGATGCCGATCAAGCAGACGGCTAGGTAACCAAACATCTCGTGCATGTCATTTCTCTCCGTCTTCGTTGCTGCTCGTTAAAAGCACCGCTAGGGCGAACACGACCATCATGATGCCCATCATGAAAAGAACCCAAACCATTAGTCCATCCTCCCTATCCCGAATCCATTTTCCTACCACTACGCCACCCATCGGGAACCAATTCCCCGAATGATATTCGACGTTCCTTTTCACCGTCAGTACACCAATAGCGTGTCTCTCTACACGATGAATTTCTACCAAGATAAAACCCTTCAGGAACCACTTCATTCGGTTCTAAATAGCATTCACTCACACCATCGGTAACCCATACTTTTCCACGTGTACCGGCACCACTGTTTCCAAATCTATATCCTTCCGGAGCGTCATCGCTTGGAAGCACCATCCTATTCTTTTTTCCATCAGTCACCCAAACCAACCCACTGGTTCCTACATGATTCAATTTTAGATGTACTCTGGAATCCTTATAATGAATCCTATCCCGAGGATAACCATACTGATCCTGCCAGTGCCGCTCTCGATCCCCCGCGATCTGCCACGACTCCTCATCATCTAGTTCTCGCGCTACCCTCTCTAAAATTTTCATAGGCTTCGTGTAACGCTCGTCAACCCTACCCATAACTCTGGATCGTTCCACTAGCCTAACGCTAACACCTATCTTCCGTTCCTCAGGAATATGATAGATCTCATAGATAAACATAAAGCTAATCCATCCTCCACTGTGTTATTCTATAACTGTAACCGCCGCGTGTCAACCTCGGAGCACTCGTTTATTTTCACCCTGAAGGCTGCACAGGGGTTGACAATGGTTTCATTTGGTGGTATAATCTACTGTGCTTAAGACAATTAAGATCAATAATTATTCGTTAGCAGACAGCAGCTGATATAAAGAATATTCAAACGAGTGACCAGTCGGATAGGGCAGCGCGAGCTGCGAGACCCCGATAGGTGGATTGTTCCAACATCGCCTGGAGACGATCGACACTCCAACCGGACATCACGGCTTCGTTGAGGTCCTTGTGCTCGAAGCTCCTTGGCCAGACGACGATTCCGAAACCACCGTCTATGGCCCGCTCCATCTTGGCCACGGTCTGCGGGTGCCTCCTCTCGCAGTCGTAGGCGACGACCGCGCGCTCCCTAGGCAGGTCCCTAACGGCGGCTGCTATGTCTCCCCCGCAGGTCGCCACTGCGTTCCCCGCGAACATCGAGTCGAACGGACCCTCGAGCGCGTAGAAGGTCCGGGAAGAGTCCAACCTTTCCAGGCCGAACAGCATAGGGGCATCCGCGAGGGCTATCGTGATATATTTCGGCTGGCGCTTGCCCAGAACCCTCCCCTGATAGCCGACGATACGCTTGGCGGCGTCCCTCACGGGGATCACCAAACGCGCCTCGTCCCTCTTCAGGGACGCCTTGGAGAATTTGCCGGGACGTAGCGCGTTGGTGTGCGCCATGAAGGCGGGACAGTGATAGAGGTCGTGGTGGAAGCGGGAGGGGATCCTCCGCTGCAGGACCAGTCGCCTCACGGGGTGCTCGTCGGGCAGCCGGCTGACCCTCGTCATCCCCCGGAGGACCTCGTCGTCCCGGAAAACGGGCTTCACTGAAGCGGACGCGGGGAGCGACGGCTCGGACCGCGACGGCTTGTCCGTGAGGCTGAGGGACTCCAGGCGCATCTGACTGTAGAGGCGGTCGTCCAGGCGTTCCACGAGCTTTGGAACCGTGGTTCCAAAACCACAGCGCTGACACTTTACGAAGAGGTTGCCGTTCTTCTCATAGACGTAGAGGTGCGCGTGTTTCTTGTTCTTCTGGGAGTCGCCGCAGTAGCAGCAGCGCGCCTGCCATAGGTTGCCCGACTTCTGCTTGAACCCCTCCAGTCGATCGGCGACCAGCAGGAGGTACTTTCGTTCCAAGCCAGCGTCCATCATGCTCTAGGATTCCCGTCAATCGCGCCATGGTCTAATTATACCCGACTTCAAAACCGGTGTCAATCCCTACTTTCCGTGAAAGTCCCTGTCCCCCCGCTGCGCCCTCGCGGCCGCGTCTAGCGCCGCCGTCCGATCCAGCAGCTCCTTCAATTTCCGGGTGTTCTCTTCCAGGGAGATCCGCATCATGCCGACCTCGCTCTTCGTCACGTCCATAGCGACGTGGCGCTCGGCGCTTAGGGTGGAGAGCTCGTCCAGCTTCTTCCTGTTGTCGGTCAGCTCCCTCTGGATGTTCTCGATGTCCCTCTTCGTCACGCCCTCGACGTTGTGGCGCTCCTCGACGCTCGTGCTGAGGCTCTTTACTTCCTGTTCGAGGTAGTTGACGTGCCCGGACAGGGGGTTGAACGCCAGGCTCCAGGCGCCGCCGATGATGATGACGAAGACGCCGGCGATCGCCGCGTACGCCTGCCAGTTCGGCCTCTGGGTCGCGACGAACTGCTCGCGAAGGTCGTTCAGCTGATCGTCGCGCGCCTTGGCGTACGCCTCGTGCTGCGCGACCGAGAACAGGTCCTTGCGCTCGTCGACCAGCCTCACGTACAGGCCCCGGAGGAACTCGTAGCGGGCCTCGATGCCCGCCAGAGCGCGATCTTCGGCCTCGGCGCGAAGTTCGAACTTCGCGTCGCTCGACGCCTCGAGGTGGCGCGCCGTCAGCTCGGTGGCCTCCTGGACGAGCCGCACGGCCTCGGCGCGCGCGACGAACTTCGCGTCCGTGGAGTCGCGCATGTCCTCGAGCCTGGCGTCGAAGTACTCCTTCAGGGGAACGTTAGTGGGGGAGTCTTGGTCCTGGGACATGCGCGTGCACCCCTGATCGAAGCGACCGCAGCTTTGGAAGGGGTCTGTGCAGGACTTGCATAAGGGTCTTTTTCTTCTTCCTTAGATTCCCGAGGAGAGGGTCGAAGGTGTCGATGGGTCCGGAGCCCTGGGTGGAGCTCGATGTGCCCATCGCGTTTCCGGGGACGGCCGACTCGGTCTCGTTCAGCACCGTACTGTCTCCGCGATTCTGCCGACCACTCGGGGGTCGGCGACGATGGCCCGGGTGTCTACCGCGTCCTCGTCACCGACCCCGCGCACGACTTCGGGAAGGATGGACAGGGCGGACAGGAAAGGCTTTATCAGCGGACGCTGGGTTGGGTGGAGCTTCAGGAAGAGGATCTTGCAGGTCGCGAGGGGGCCGAAGGAGTTGTTGAGGACGATTACGTGGTTCATAATGAGCCGCTCCCTGAGCTCCCCGGTCTCAGCGAACCTAGTCAGGAGCTTCTTGATGTATCGGACCCTGGAGAGGTCCTCATAGAAGTCCTCGTCGTTCGATAGGTGCGGGTTGAAGTACCTCTTCGCGCACCAAGTCACGTAGTTCCCATCGTGCAGGCGATCGTCGTCGTTCACGTCTACCAACCGGTCGTCGCTATCGCCGCCCGAGCCCACTGATTGTTGGAAACACACACGTACAGGTAGTTCGCGTCGAAGCACGCCTGTCCCAGGTAGCCGGGGGCCGTGGAGTTGGCGGGCGTGGCTGCTGCGAGCGACAGGTTGGCGTCGAGGGTGCCGACGGCGATCAGCCTCAGGGAGGCGTTCGCCTGTCCGGGGTTGCGCAGGACCAGGACGGAGTCCGTGGGCGCCGCGTTGAGAGCCGTCGGGAGGTCCCCGACGAATATGCCGCTGTCAGCTGTCACTTAAGTATAGCTCCCTCCCGCGACCAGCGTCTCGTACATGACGCGCCCGGCCCTTCCACCGACCGACGGAGCGATCGTGGGTGCCGCGCCGCCGGAGTTGGCGAGCTTCAGGGTGAAGCTGGACAGCGTGGTGTTCCCGGTGAGGGTGGACCCAAACGTTGAGTTGACCATCGAGACGACTAGGTTTCCGACGCCGACGGCGTTCGCCCACAGGGCGTTGTTGACGACGACGATGTTCGCGTTTGTCAAGCTCGTTGCGGTGATGTTGGCGTACGCGACGGA